TCCGCTAGAAGACCCGACTTGCTGGCCGAAAGCTAACCCGCTCCTGGGCGTGACGATCACCGAGGAATATCTGTCCGACGTCGTGCGTCAGGCCAAGGCGCTGCCGGGCAAGCTGAACGGTATCCTCCGGCTGCACTTCTGCACCTGGACTGATTCGGACGAAGCCTGGATGAGCCGGGCGGCGCTGGAATCGGTGCTGGATGATTTCGATCCGGCTGAACACATCGGCCGCCCAATGTACGCCGGGCTTGATCTGTCCGCGACGCGAGACCTGACCGCATCGGCCTACGTGGTCGAGACCGGCTATACGGACGTGACGCGGCCAGATGGAACGGTGGCGACGCTGCCGACCTATGACGCATGGGTCGATGCCTGGACGCCGGCCGACACGCTGACGCAGCGGGCGCTGAGCGACGACGCGCCGTATGACGTCTGGGTTGAACAGGGCTGGCTGATTTCGGTGCCCGGCCCGATTGTTCGTTATGACTACGTGGCGGCGCACCTAGCCGGCATGATCGCCGAGGGGTACGACATCCAGGCGCTGGCCTATGACAGCTACGCTTTCCAGCGGCTGTTCCTGCCCGAACTGGACGCGGCGGGCGTGACTGTTCCGGTGGTGTCGCATCCGCAGGGCGGCAAGAGGAAGTCCGCCGGGTCTGATCTTTGGATGCCGGGATCAAAGCGCACGTTGGAATCCCTGATCCTGGAGGGGCGTATCCGACTGCGCCGCAGTCCGGTGTTGATCTCTGCGATGATGTCGGCGGCGATTGAGCCTGACCCGTTGGACAACACGTCGTTCAGCAAGCAGAGAGCCGTGAACCGGATTGACGCGCTGATCGCGCTGACCATGGCCGTGGGGTTGGCGACGTCGGGCGATGTCATGGATGGACCGTCGATCTACGACCGGATGACGGACGCGCAAGCCGCCTCTTTCGGCCTGCAATCCACTGCTCCAGCGGTGCAAACGCCTGTTGATGGCGCGCGGATCAGCGCGACTGACCGACAGATACTCGCTGACCCGCATCACCCAGGTTGGCAGGCTGCGCGCGAACGATACGACATGGCTTTGGCGGCGGCGGATGAGGAGGAGTGGTGATGTCCATCTGGTCCGCCATCTTCGCCGCGCGTCGCGCCGCTGATCCGAAGCAACCCGCCGACCGCCGCATTCCCGTCAGCAACCGCACGCTGGCCGGCGTGGTCATCACGGCCGACAACTGCATCACGGTCCCGACTGTCTGGGCGTGCCTGCGTTACCTGAGCCAGACCACCGCCGTCCTGCCGTGGCGCGTGATGCGACCGGGCGAGCGCGGCAGCGAGCGCGCCGACAAGCACCCCGTCGACTACCTGTTGAACACTAGACCCAATCCCGAATGGTCGGCGTTCCAGTTCCGTGAATCCCTTGTCCATTGGGCGCTGCGCTGGGGCAACGGCTATGCCGAGATCGAGCGCGACACGATGGGTCGCCCTATCGCGCTGTGGCCGATCCACCCGGCGCGCGTGCAACCGATGCGTGATCCTGAAGGCGCGCTGTTTTTCCGCGTCGACAACGGCTCGGCCATGCCGCCGTCCGACATCGACCACGCCGATATGTTCCACGTCCGGGGCTTCGGCGAGGGCGTGATCGGCATCAACCTTGTCGAGTATGCCGCCGAGAGCATCGGCTGGGCGCGGGCCGCGCAACTGTTCGGCGCCGGGTTCTTCGGCCAGGGCATGAACGTCGCGGGCGTGATCGAGAGCAAGAAGCCGCTTTCGGAAACAGGGCTGGCGCGGCTGAAGTCGCAGATGGCGCGGCTGTATCGCGGCGTGCGCGGCGAACGGGTGATGTATCTCGACGCCGGAATGGAATTCAAGGCCATCGGCATGGAGCCGAACAAGGGCCAGTTCCTTGAGACGAATATGTATCTCGTGGAGGAAATCTGCCGCTGGTTCGGCGTTCCTCCGCACAAGGTTGCGCATTTACTTCGCTCTACTAACAACAACGTGGAGTCGCAAGTAATCGAGGTTGTCGTTGATAGCGTCGGCCCGTGGGTCAAGCGGTTCGAGGACGAGGCGAATTATAAGCTGTTTGGCCAAAACCGTCAGGGCTTCTTCACGAAAATGAACATGAATGCGCTCATGCGTGGCGATCCGTCGTCCCGCGCGACCTACTACAAGGTCATGCGCGAGATCGGCGCCATGTCGGCGGATGATATCCGGGGGCTGGAGGATATGAACCCGCTCCCCGAGGAATGCGGCGGCGACAAATACGTTATGCAGTCGCAATACACGACGCTGGAACAGATCGGCGAGATGCCTGAAGCCGTCGAGCCTGGGCCGGACCCGGAACAGGACATGGAGCCGGAAGAACCCGAGGATGATCCGGAGGAGATGGCCGCGATGGCTGGCATCCGCGATCTGGAGACCATCCATGCCTCCGCGTAATCCGCCCGTGATGGCGCTGGCGCGTTCGGGTGGCGGCAAGCCGTGGGCGTCCGTCCACAACCTGTTCCGCGCGCTGTTCGGCCGCGTCGACAAGATGCAGGCGGAGTTGCAGGCGCTGGCGCGTGAGCCGGGGCCGAAAGGCGAAGACGGTAGCGACGGCACTGACGGCAAGGATGGCCGGGGAGTGTCGCGGCTGTGGATTGAGGACGGCGCTTTGCGCGCGCGGTTCACGGACGGCACGGATCACGCGCTTGGTCCGGTGGTCGGCAAGAATGGGACGGACGGCGCATCCGGCAATGATGGGCGCGGCGTTGTTCGCGTCTCAGTTGAGAGCGGCGTGCTGCGCTGTGAATACAGCGACGGTGTTGTTGTTGATGCCGGAAGCGTTGTTGGCCCGAAGGGCGAGGATGGCGCGGACGGCAAGGACGGCGTTGATGCCGCCGGCATAACAACGGCGGCGTTGGATGCTTCTGGTTGCCTCCTGCTCTCGCTGACCGATGGCCGGACGCTGAACCTGGGCGCGGTGCGTGGCCAGGACGGCCGAGATGGCCGTGATGTTGACCCAGCCCTGATCGCATCCATGCAAGCCCGTATCGATGATCTGACGAAAGAGATTGCGGCGCTGCGCTCTGTTCCGACTGGCGATGACCCGGAATTCGCGGCGCGCGTGCAATCGTTGCTTGGAGCCGCCTGACCATGGATCGAGCAACAGGCGCATTCCTGGTTGCCGAGCGCGCGCTTTCCGAGGCGCGCGCTGTGGCTGCCGCGTTGGCTGACACGCCAACACCTGGGCGCGCGCCTGTGGCGTTCGTTGTCAATGTGGCGGGCGATCTTGTCGTCACGTTTGACGATGGTTCCGTCATCCCCGCCGGTCGCGTTCGTGGTGATGATGGCCGCGACGGCGATACGATTGAAGATGCCTCGGTCGATGCCGATGGCAATTTGCTGATGCGGCTTTCCAGCGGGCGTATTGTGAACGCTGGCCGCGTTCGCGGTGAAGCAGGCGATCCCGGCCAGGACGCGCCGGCAATCCCCGGTCCGGCTGGCCGGTCGGTTGTTGCCGCGAAGGTTAACGGTGACGGTCATCTGCTGCTGACGTTTTCCGACAGCACGACCGAGGACGTTGGTCTCGTTGTTGTCCCTGGAGACAAGGGCGACAGAGGCGCGGACGGCTTGGATGGCCAGGATGGAAATGCCGGGGTCGGTGTCGCCTCTGCGCGCGTGTCCGCAGGCAACCTGCTGCTGACAATGACAGACGGCACCGAGCATGACGCCGGCCGCGTGGTTGGCGCTGACGGCAAGTCGATCAAAGGTGACAAGGGCGACAAGGGGGATGCCGGCGCTGACGGCACCCTCATCCAGATCAGCGATCCCGCGCCCGCCCGCCTGGACGCCAGCGCGCTTGGCCGCGTGGTTGTCCGCGAACTGATCATCGACGGCATCGTAACGCGCGTTCTGGCGCTGGACTGAGGACACATCATGTCGATTGTTCCCTTGCCGCCGCGCAAGCCGGCCGCGCGTGCGAGCGGTTATCGCATGGTCCGCGCCGCTGGCGATGCCGCCGAAATCTACATCTACGGCCCGATCGGCGGGCAAGGTTGGATGAGCGACGGCACCGAGATAACCGCCAAGCAGTTTCAGAAAGACCTGAAGGCGCTCGGCGCGGTGAAGAAGATCACCTGCCGCATCAACAGCGAGGGCGGCGACGTCTTCGATGGCAAAACGATCTACACGCTGCTCCAGCAGCACCAAGCGAAGGTCACCGTCTGCATTGACGGCCTGGCCGCGTCGGCCGCGTCGTTCATCGCCATGGCGGGGAATGAGATCGAGATTGCCGAGGGCGCTTTCGTGATGATCCACAATGCGTGGTCGTTGGCGATGGGGAATTCCGCTGATCTGCGCAAGACCGCCGATTTGCTGGATGCGGTCGATGGCACGCTGGTCGACGTCTACGCCGCGCGGACGAAATGTTCGGCCGATGAAATCCGCAAGATGATGAGCGCCGAAACGTGGTTGCCGGGGCCTGAGTGCGTGGCGAAGGGTTTCGCTGATCGCATGGTGCCGAACCTTGCCGTTGCGGCGTCAGTGCGTGATCCGCAGCGGTATCGGCATCTGCCAGCGGCGTTGCGGCCCAACCGGGCGGCGGCATCGGCGTTGCTGGATCAGATGCGGGCAGCCGTTCACTAGCGTAACAACCTTAACGTAGAGATGCCCTGGCAGCCACCAGGGTTGCGACGCGACCAATCGAATTCCGAACTTCATCGGGTCCGGTGGTCGTACTTTTGTGTGACCCCTGATTCGCGTCCGGGCGTGGCTGCATCGGACCCGATGGAGAACCGTAATGGAAGCCGCTACTATATCCCTGCAATCTAAGGGCTTGGACTTCACTCACACCGGGACGACAAAAGTTGACCACTATAAATGGAGGCTGAAGGACTCTCCAGGTGAGTTTGCGATGCTGCCGAAGCATCAGTTGAAGGCTGATGATCGCTATCAGCGGCCGTCAAAGGAGCAGCGCATCTTGGCGATTGCCAGGGATTGGTCATGGATTGCGTGCGGTGTCATCATCGTCGCGATGCATCCCGATACGGCTGAATTCATGGTGATCGACGGCAAGCATCGTGTTGGCGGGGCCATGCGTCGAGCCGACATTACGGAGCTGCCGTGCCTTGTATTTGAGATGCACGATGTGAGCCTTGAGGCCGGCGGCTTTCTTTCCGCCAATACTGCCCGGCGCCCCCTGTCCATGGTTGACCGATTTAAGGCGATGACGCTGGTGAACGATCCGGGGGCCTTATTGGTCCATCGGCTTGCTAAATCGATCGGAAGGGTGGTTGCCGGGCATTCCGGGCCAACAACCCTCACCTGCATTCGTGCAGTAATCGACTGCGCGAAAGCCGATCAGGCTGCGGTTGAGCGCATATGGCCCGTTCTTGGCGTGCTTTGCGAGGGGCGCCCGTTGCCGCATGATATTGTGAGAGGCGCCTTTCACCTGGAAACAAGACTGAGAGAAGGCGCATCCCTGTCTCAAGATCAGTGGAGATCGCGTCTTCTGGCTGCTGGCTATGATCGTGTCATGGAATGTATTGGCAGTGCCGGTGCATTCCGTGGGAATCGCGCTCCAACCACCCTCGCCGAGGGCATCGCAAAAGCCATAGACACAAAAGCGAGGTATCGCATCCCGTTCGGTGATGCCGTGTCTTCGGCCGCGACTGAATAAACCGTCCCGTTGACCGGCTGAGCCTACCCAAACGGGCGCCCCAACAGGTGCCCGTTTCTATTTCCGAACAACAGAATACGGGTCTTTCGATCCGTAGCCCACCAGCCCTTGGGCAAGGCGCCGGAAACCCGCGTCGCGATGACGCCGGATTCCCTTAGATGGAACGAACTTCATGCTTATCAGCACGAAGTCGGCGCTGCTTGCCTCGGTGGGCAGCCTCGACAACCTGACTTTCGGTCCAGGCCGAATCTTCGCCGCCGCCGCCACGATCGAAGAACTGCAAGCCCGCCAGCAGGAAATCCAGGCGTCGTCCGAGGCGCTGGTCACGGCCGCCGATGATGAGGGCCGCGACCTGTCCGATGACGAACTCG